CCGTACTCATCGGTGTATTGCGCCTGAATCGTCTTGTAAAACTCGGGGTTCCACGCGCGGTACATCACGATCGGATCGAAAAATGCGTACAGCGGCTGCAGCCATCGGCGCATCCGGTCGATGTACTGCGCTTCTTTCTTGGCGTCTTCCGACCCCTCGCCGAACCCTTCTGCCAGCGTTTCCTCGGTCAACATGCGCGCCGGCATATCGTCAGCCGCGGCGATGTTCTCCAAAATATTCTTGCGCGCGTAGTTCGCCTTCTCGGCGTTGGTCATGTCCAGGGTTTCGACGTCATCCTCGGGGCCGATATTGATCACATTGTTCGTCTCGGACTCTTTGAGGATGTTGCGCTTGATCCCCATGGCGCCGGCCATCAAATTATTGACGATCGACCCGGCCTGCTTGATCTTGGCGATGAGTACGCCGGCCTTACGCGTCACCATGTCATCCGTGATCATGGTTTGCACGTACGATTTGAGCGGGAATAGCGCGCGCTGGTACACGCTGCGCCCAACGAAGCCGAAGCCCGACGACGTGTACGAAATGTAGATTGGCCGTTCGTTCATCAACGTGACCGACCGCGACCGATGGTACGGCACGCCCGCGACCGAGATCGCCGCGTGTTTCTGAAAGTCGGGGGAGTTCGGGTCTTGATTCAGCACCAGCGACCCGGCGGTGTTCAGCGGATCGAGGTCGTTGAAGTATAAATTCAACGTGGCGTAGTCCTTCGTTGGGATCTCATCGTTCGTTGGTATGTTCGGCGCGCCGAACGCGCATGAGGCGATACCGTACACCCGCGCCAGCGTGCCGGTGTTCAAAATATGGTCATCGATGCCTAGTTTCAGCCACTCGGCCTCAAACGCTTCTTTGACGACGTCGCCCGGCGCTGCTTTGACGACCAGTTCACGGGCTTGCGATAGGGCGACACGCAACGGTTTTTGCGCCATCTTGAGCCCGAGCGGGTGGAACTCGTACACCGTCTTGCAAAGCTGATAACTCGGCTCGGTGCCCGGTTCCATCCCGTCAGTCATCAAGAAGGATTGAAGCGCGTTGCCCAGCGCCGAGCCGTTGACGGAGATGCTAGACATATTGAATCGTTACATCTGCGGGGGTTGCGCCGGCCGTCACGACGTACAGCCCCGTCGCCAGGGCGATATTGAACGCGAGCGATGTCTGCGCGGCGGCCGAGATTGTGGCCAACTTGGTGCCTGTATTGTCGATGCCGTCGTACACCGTCACGCTGGCGCCCGCTTGGGCGGTGTTGACCGTCACGCCCTCAAACGTACCGGCGCCGGTCTTAACGAGCGTGCCGACCGATGTGGTAATGTTTTTGGCAAGCGCCCCGGCTGCGTAGACCGGGATCGCCCCGGCGCGCAGATTTTGGGCATTCGGGAAAGCTGAATTACTCATGATTTAAAACCCCTCGGCCCCGTTCAGGCCAATAATTACGCCATAAGTGAAAGCGTCTGTCAAATCGTCCGCGCGCTTGGCTGCATCCTTGTCGCCGATCCGATACCCGCATACCTGCGAGATTGAATGGTTGCGGGTTTGGTTCTTGTACTCCATTACTTTATCATACGCATACGCAGAATACTTGACTTCTTCACGATGGACGGCCCCGGATACCATGATCGCCCGGCCATCCTTACCGATCGAAGTGATTTCCCCCGCGATCGGCTGGCACGCCAGGCCCATACGTTGCGCATATTGATTCAGGGCAATACCGCTGCTCTTGTCCTCGATGAACGCCCCGATAAATCCGCCGCGCGCCTTGCACTGAGCAGCCAACTGTTCGCCGCGCTGCAATACGCTCGGTAGCCACGTATTCAACATGTCCGCTTTAATTTGTACAATTTCCCAATCCAGCACGGTGAGCGGGTGCCCGAAATGCTTAGACAGCGCGAACCACTTTACCGCCGTGCCATCGTTTTCGGAACCGTCTTTCATCGCCGAATCGATCACGGCGTACACACAATCGCAATTCATCGGGTACTCGACGCCTTGCCCGTTGACCGTCAATTTTTCCGATGAGAAGAACGCCACGCCGGACCAATCAACGAACTCTGCAAGGTATTCTTGCTGGTACGCGAGCGGTGCATATTGCTGCACCAGGCGCGCGACCGCTTCCGGCTTTAACGTGGGGTTCGCTGCGGTCGGCGCGTGGAACTCTTTCCACAATTCGCGCCAACTGTCCGTCTTTTCCTTGTTGGTGCACGCTTCATAGAAGAAATTTTCCGGGTCGATGCCCTTCGGCGTGCCCGCCATCGTAGCGTTGCCGTCGCGGTCCAGCAACGTAGGGGAGATGGATAACTCCCATATCTCGCGCAGACCTGGCGCCAGGCTGGCCTCGTCAATCACGACCTCATCGTAGAACCGGCTCCGGCCGGCGTCCGGGTCGTTCAACGTCCAGAACTCAATGCCGCCACCTGTTTCCAATTCGATAACAGCGTCGATCTTACTGGCGCTGACCACGAGTGGGCGCACCATTTTCAATATCCGGTTGTAACTCGGGATCAATAGCTTGTAGCTGGGGCAGAACCACCCGACGCGCTTGCCGTCGTGCGAAGCCCAGGCGGCGCCCATGTTCTCCAGCATGACCGTCTTGCCGAACCGGCGGCCGCACCTCACCACGGTGCGTTTGCTGCGGTTCTCGGCGATATTCTGTTGGCCGGCGTGAAAGGGCGTGTAAGTTATTCTTTTGGACATGAAATCAAAGGGCGGTCAACGTGTTCAATCGTATTCTTGTTAGCGTTGTCGGTCGGCAACGTCCAGCCTTGTATCTCGGCGATCTGTTTGATCGCGGCCAACGGTGAATGTAATTTAATTTTCGGGCCGTCCTTCGTTGCGGTCAGTTCAGCGATCGCCGCTAATTTTTCCGGGTCTTGCAGCGCACTCGGCAGCATGTCCCAGCCTTTATCGGTAAATACGACCAATTCCGACAAGCGCGTGCGAGCGAGAGAAGACAGGCGCTGTAGCGCCTCGTCGCGGGTCATTATCCGGCTATCAACGGCTTGCTCTTGCACGGATTTCAGAAAAGCAATTACCTTAATATTGCTCAATACCTGATTAACCGCCGCGCTTCGGACATTATCCTCCTTTGCTTTGCCGCTCGACGCCCGATAAGCATCAATCGGCTTCATACCTGCGAGCACATTGGTCACAATCTCCTTTTGGAGAGGCGTGAGTGCAGCGAATAGGGCGGATTGTTCGGGCGTCATGATTGCCACAGTGTACCGCGCCTTTACCGGTAGCACAAATCGTAGCATGAAACCGTAGTAGCAGCATTTCGCTACCCTACCCCACACTGTCCTAGGATACATTTATACTTATATTACTCAATGCGAGAGAAATACATTAAAATAATAGGGTATAATAATATATGTAAAGTAAAACGATGTGGGGTAGGGTAGCGAAATGCTGCTACTACGGTTTCATGCTACGATTAAACAGGAGATAAATATGACGTTCGTCAGCAGTTCTCAGCTTGAAGCGGTGTTTCAAGGTTACGTATACATAGAGAATGAAAATAAAATTTTGATCCCGGATGGGCGCTTGATGTCGCGTCAACAGATCAATATTCATTTTGGCGGCTTTACCTTTTGCGTGAACCACGAGAACACGAAACACACCACCCATGCGTGGGACGCTTTTTTGTTTAACACAAAGGTGCGACTACCTCGAGTCGCCCAAGCGCCCGGCACGGAGACATTGCAAGATGCGCGACGGGCGGGCAAAATGACCTACTCGACGGGCAAGCCCTGCCGCCGTGGCCACGTAGGTGGGCGGTATGTGTCGACGGGCAACTGCGTGGAGTGTATGCGCGAAAATGCGCAAGATAAGGCGGTTATTCAACAATCGGTAAAAAGGATGCAGCGCGGGAAGAAACTAGGAAACCCGCAAATGTTTGCTGCGACTCTCCCGCTCGATCATCATGCGCGATTTAAACAATTGCAGATGGCATATTTATACGGTGACGCGGATTGGGTGCAGGATCTGGACGCTGCACTCCAGGCGATGTTGTCAACGGCTTTCAACCCAGCGGACGGAAAGCCGTTCGACACGCCGACTATATAGACTTTAGCTGGAATAGCTCCCAAAACGCCGGGTGCATGCGCCGATCGCCCGCTTCCCACTGCTGCCAAGTGCGCAATTTAGCGTGTACCAGCGCTGCCGCAGCGGTTTGAGAGAGCTCGCCCCTAGCGGCGCGGATTTGCGCAGGAGCCGGGGATTGGATCATTGCGCTGCGAATTCTTCAGGAGTGGCGGTGACGGCCACAAGGGCCGATTTTTGCTCAAGCTGCGCTTCCATTTCATGTTCGCTTTCGTACCCGATCAAGCGTGCTGCAATATTGCGAGCATCTTGATTTGATTCTGCGGCATGGATACCAAAATCTGCTGCGTTAGCTGTGATGTGATAGTATTTCATGATTTTCTCCTTGATGGGCCCGGGGGGTTTGTGCGGCGGGTATGACTACATAATATACGATCAATGAGCGTAATGCAAGGTTTATTTTGCCGTTATTTGAACCGGCGCTCGTAGTCGATCTTTGCGATGCCGGCGAGATCCCGAATTCGTTCAATCGACCATCCGGTGAGGTCGTATATCCGCAGGATCAAAGTGCCCGCAATGTCAATTCTTGACTGCCTCACATGGCAAATTGTGCTGGAATTGGTATAGCCGAGCTTAATCGCCAGTTGCTTGTCGGACTTTAAATTAAGCTCGAGAAGCAACTGATTTAATATCCGGTTCGGCGTCGTGGCGGTTATGTGGAAGGGTTTCATTTTACAAGCTCGTCATAACGCTTCAGGAACTGAGCCCGTGCGGCGCGGGGGTCGAGACCCCAAACACGACCCGAAAGCGGGGTAACACCCCGGATTGCCGGCCATTCATCGTCATGCGGGGGCATAAAATCTCGCTGTTCAGTCGACAGCATTACGAGATCGGCGTCTTTAACGGACTGCGGCAAAGTGGCCGGGAGCCCGAACCGGGCAAATATGGCGGCCTCGACGCGCGCCTCAATAACCTTGTAATCAGGCAACAACGCTTTCAGCGGACGGGTAATATCACCGATAAATGCCTCGGCCGCATCGTGTAGCAGGCCGGCCAGCGCGTCCTCGGGTGGCACGATCGTAGAGACCCGTACCGAGTGTTGCGCCACGCTATAGAACGTTCGAGTGTGGCCATTGAACCGGCAAATATGTGATAGCGCGTGCGCGATATCCTCAATACTAAATTCGGATGTCTCGGGCGTCAAAAAATTAAAATAATTTCCAGATACGGTTAAGATATCGGGACGACCGCCGGCATGCTTCAGCACTAATGGCCGGTCAACTGGCAAATTCGCGCGGGCTTCAATTCGCGCCACGCGATCTTGCAAAAGAAAAATTTGCTCTGTTAGTTCTTGTATAGTCGGTTGTACGTAGCTCATTTCCAAACTCCTTGTAATTGTGCTGCCTCATAATTAGCCGCCAGGTCGGCGACCACCAAACCGGATTTAACGTAAATTGTCGGTTGTGCTTCGTCCGGGTGTACTTTGCGCGCGGTGCGCCCTGCCGATATGTACCCGAGATTGCCGAGCATTTGCCGTAAGCGCACCGGTGAAGGGGGGTGATCCAGGCGACGTTTCAGCATGGTCACACTGATAAATCCGCCGCAAAAGCCGGGTTCATTCGTCTCGATCCAATCGGTGACGTCCTGCTCAAAGCCGTTACGGCCATCCAATATCGCGAGCGACGTCGAGCTGGTCAAGGGCGCGCGTTGGCATGCGCTGGCCGGGTTGTACCGGGGGTCGATCGGCGTGGCGTGCAGGTATTCCGCCGCGATCTCATACCCGCCCGACTCCAGCCAAGGGATAAAATAATTGTTAAAGTACTCTTGCGTCAGGCCCGACTCGATGAGCTGGTCTGAATTCTGTTGCGCGCAATAGAGAGGGCAGATACGGCGCGTTTTGTCCGTGATCTGCATCAAGTCCGGGTGATTATCGAGAAACAACCAATTCCCGCAGATGTGCTTATTCGTGGCGTCGATGCCCTTGTACGTGACCGGGTGCCGCTTCTCGGTGATGTACCGACGCAGCCCGTCCATGAGCGTCTTTTGGTTATCCGAACGAAAGATGTCGTCGGCCACCAGCAAAACGTTATTTTCAGCCCAGGCGTTGAACCCGTTCGCCACCATGTCGGGGCCGATCATGAACACGTACTTGTCGCCCAGCGCACGAATAAGGATCTCGAGCAGCAAGCCTTTGCCGTTGCCTTCGGTGCCCTGCAGGAAGGGCGCCCACCGCGCCTTGTATCCGGGGTGCTGTACCAAAAATTGCATGTAAGAAATAAAAATAAGCGCATCATCGCCATGCGGAAGCAACTTGCGTATGTGGTCAAGATATGGCTTCGCATCACCTGGATGGCGCGCGACGATCGGCTTCTTGTACACGTTGACTGACGCCCGGCCTTGTGTCTCTACCAATTCTTGAAAAGACAGATCCGGCCGGAAACAGGTTGCTTCGACGCGCGGCAAACGCACCACCCGGTTATTCAGGTATGCATCCCAGGGGTGTTTTGCAATCTTAGTGTCCTCGGGGTCCAGGCATATTGTCAGTCCCCCAAATTTCGCGTTAAACCGCTGTTGATCAACGATATCGCCGGTAGGGAGCAGCACCCCGTTATTGTCTTGGATGTACACGCAACCGGCGAACACTTGCGCCAGTTCGCGGGAAGGAATATATGTTCGGCTATCGATCGGCGCCGCAGCGGCCGAGGCTTCAACCGTTTGTACCGGCTTGTCGACGCAAACCTTGGCCACGACCCCCGCCGCCCGTAAGATGGTGCGCTCGAGGTAATCCTCGCGGTCCCATTTGCTGCGTACCAGGGCCGAGCGCAGCATTAACTGGCGCGTGCGCTCGCAATTCTTGCCGGTCCAAAATAGTAGATGTGATGCAAGCCCCGAGTCGGCCTCGGATGCGCCGTACGGCTCGGATGAGTTCGGATCCGGCGCGTACGTGGCGGCCAGGATGTCGGTATTGCACTGCCACAGGTCCGCGAAAGCGGCGCGGCCCCGGAAAGCGGACAGCCCCGAGGAGAGCAGCGCACGGCGTATCAGATCATCGTCATCGACAGGTCCGCGCCACTCGGCGCACGGTTCGGTTGTCCAATCCATTGACGGAGCATGCTCGCCGGCACCGGGCGGGAACCATTGCGCCACAAATGACGGCATCAAGGCGCTGAAGTCTGTCAGCGGGTTGCCAGATGCTTGGATACCGGTGAGCGCAACGAATCGCCCTGACGTATAGAACTCGAGCCCGTGCGCTTTAAGCCGGGTGCCGTGTGGTGGCACAGTGCCGGAGCCGAACAGGTGTAGCCCCGTACCAGAGGTGGACACTTCTACCGCGCAGCCGGCGAACATCGCGCAAAGCTGTTGTGCTACCGGTGACCAGGCTGTGCCGTCCCACGCGCCGTCAATATCGGTGAACCAAAATGGGTCTTGCTCGGTAAATACGAACCCGATACCATCCGCATGCCAGCGCTCGCATTGCTGAATGGCGGTCTCGATATCCATCCAAATAGCCGGGTCGTGTGCGTTGGCCACGGCCCCGGTCCGGTAGTCCACCGGAAATTTATCGGTTTTGCCCGGTCGGGTCGTACTCGGAACGATCTTATAGAGAATAAATTGGCGGTAGACGGCCAACGGCGCCAGGGCGTCGGGAAGGGAGCGCATGGGGCTACGCTCGCAGTATTGACTCGATACGCGCGGGCATAAGCGCGGCGTATTCTGGATTAAGTTCTAACATTACCGCGCTGCGACCGTGTTTCAACGCGACGCTATCGCCATGAAGGATCATAGCGTAGCCCTCGCCAAAGCCTTCAATTCATCGCCCGCATTGATCGCTCGGGGGTCTTTGGCGGCCAGCCCTTGCGCCACGATCTCGGCGATACGCTGGTCGACGGCGGCGCCCAGGATCGCCCGTTTCAGGCGCGGCACGCTCGGGTAATGGTGGAACACGAGCCCGGTCGAGATGCCGAGCGCTTCGGCGATGTGGGCAACACGCACGTTCTGATAGCCACGCGCCCGTGCCTGGCGTAGCGCCTCGGTGAGAATTTGGACCTTACGATCGGCGGGTTTAAATTTCATAATTTGCGCGTGTCCAGAAGGGCAAGAATTTGGTGGAGAAGCCAAGCGAAAGCCCCGATTAGCGCGAGCGCGGCATAACAGAAAAGAATCATGCAAAGCGCGCCGATGAGCCGGAAGAGATTTAACATTCTAGGTAACTTTCAATGAAAGTTTTCGCCGCCTGAGCATTGATGGCGTTTCCATACCCCCGGAGCCGCTGCATCCTTGCGGGGGCCGCTTCGGCAAGAGTTGACGTATCGCAGGCATTTCGGAATGCATCTTCGCCCCACGCCTCAAGTGCGTTTTGTGCCAGAATTGATGACAGTAGATGCAAAGGGTTTGCAGATTCTTGTCGGTATTGTTCGTCCAATCCTCGTCTATGTGATGCACCTGTAACCGTGTGGTCGTACCGCAACACCCGCAAAACGGTTTCTTCTTTTTCCGCGCTTGTGCGTGAAACGCTTTGCGAGATAGACCGCCTTTGAGTCTCGAATTGGCGCAGGAAAGCGAGCAAAACTGGCGCTTCAAGTACGCTTGAAAGTCTTCCAGCCTCCCCGACTTGTTGCGCTTCCGGCTCAAGCGCGCCCCGCACATCGTGCAACGCTTTTCCAAGTTCGGTTTTATATCGGATCGCCCAATCATTTATTTCTTTCTCGATTTTTTCGATGGTGTCGGCGCGCAACGATCCCAGACTGCGGGAAGCCCCATCAACCATCTGGACATAGGAGGATTCAACGGGCCGCCACTTGTCATCCCGGCATCCGAGCCAATCAGCATTACGCCAGTAACCGTTAGTCGGGCCGGGCCGGTCAGTTTCTCGAATTGTGAGATCACGCTCGTCACGAACCGATTGTTTCCCGCTTGATGCCCGGACGGCGAGAGGTTGGGGCACGTCGGGGTCAACGAATTTGCCGGAATATGGGATTCCGGCGAGTTCTCGGGCCGATAGGAATGGTCGGTGAACTGAACTTGCTGACTCAAAGGAATTCCCGTGTCGTGCGGGCGAGACGGTAGACTGCCCCGGCTTGCATCTTGCGCTGTTGGGCTGCACCACCCCGAGAGCGTCGCCGCGTCCTGTAGCGTTACCGAATGCCCGCCCGCTTTCCGCTTCTCCGGATCTTGCGGTCCGCCCCTCGGGTAACTGTCCGGAGTCGGCCACCCAGTAAGCCCGGTCTCGGATGTGCGGCGCACCGACGCCCGCAGACGGAAACGGGACACACCCGAAGGCGTAGCCCAAGGCTTCCAAGTCAGCGTGTACAAGGTCGATCCAAGCGCTTGCATCTTTGCTTGCAACCTGCTCACCAAGGAGTTCGACAGGTTTGCACTCGCCGATAAGGTGGTACGCGGCGGGCCATAGGTGCCGCTCGTCAGCAAACCCAGCGCCTTTGCCTGCCGAGCTGAAAGGCTGGCACGGGCAACTGAGCGTCCAGACTGATCGGTTACTCGGCCATCCGGCCAGGCGTAGAGCGTAATCCCACACGCCAATGCCAGCGAACAGGTGTACTCGGTCATATCCGATGAGTTCGGCGGGGGTAAGGTCTTCGATTGATTCATTGCTGATAATTCCCGGCGTAATAAGTCCAGCGTCCATGAGATTTGATAGCCACGCGCAGCAGTAGTCATCGATCTCGTTGTAAAAAGCAATCATGCGAAGTGCTTCCGATAAATTTGTTCAATTTTTTCAACCATACCGCCGGTCATCCCGCGCGTCGATTCGCCGTCACGCAAGTAAAGCGCGTACATGGACCGGGTGAATTGTTCTTCCCACATCGTTAGGTCTTTCGTACCGCAGAGCGTGACGAGCTTTAGGAGTTGTTCATTTAACGATTTCATCTCAGCTGGTCCCGTCTATTTTGTGAAGATGTCCCGACACGCAAATGACCCGGATTGACGCACCAAGTGTTATTGCACATGTGGCGCGCCAGTTGTTTCTTCCCCAAGCGTCGGCCGCTGGCGATGATGGAAATTCGATGCGCGCCTTTTGTTACGTGTTTGCCGTTCTCCCAAAGGTTGATCGACCCGTAACGCCCGTCACGTTTGCACACCATCTTCCCGATCCAGATCCAGCATGGCGTCCCACCAAAGAAAGCGGATAGCTCGGGGTCAATCACGCTATTTGCGATGATCCGGTCCATCAGGGTCGCGTATTTCATAGCTCCCCCTCATGCGTAATAAATTTAGCCCGCCCGCCTGCCGAGATTACAAGCTGAATCCAAGCGAGTTGCGCGACTTCGTGCGAGGTGCCTGAGTACGTCCAGCCCGGTTTCTTTATCTCGTACGACGCAAATTGCCCGATCGTACGCCCAACGTGCGCAGATGTGATCAATACCGGGTCGACGCCGATCAAGTCGCCGGATTTGATAATTTCATTCCGCCGTTTCGAGTCGTTCGCCAAGCCGAAACGCACCATACGGCCATTTTTATCGAGCAATGCGCCCACGTTGTTACGAAATAACCACATCCCCCGGCGCGGGGCTTCGAGGATGCACCGTGATTGCACGCCGGCCTCACTTGCGGCGTCGGATGCGGTCGCGATCGGCTCGTCATTGTCGCCCCACATCGTACGCAATTCGGCGAGCGCGTGTAGCGAGACGTGATGGCGGATTGCCCAGTCGATAAGAACATCCATTAAATTCCCCGGTAACGAGTCACAACTATAAACCGGCATTGATTGAAACGTCAATATCAAATTCCATTAATTTCGCGCCTATTTTTCCGTACCACTCCCACATTTCGCGCGCGGGGAGCGCTTGAATCGTTGCGATATCAATACCGAAAGTTTGCCAAAACTCGCGCCACTGCTCGCTTTGATCGGTGATATCGCGCGCCGCCAGCCACCCGCCGTACCATGCGAGCGCATTCTGCACGGCGCGTTGGGCGTCTTTGCGGGCGTCGATTTGCTTCTGCGCTCCAGCTTGCGCGACGTAGGGTAATCCTCGCGGCGGCACAGCGCGCCCCACCTCTTGAATGCGGGCAAACATCGCCGCTAGCATCGCCGGGTCCAGTTCGCTTAAATCGCCTTCCACCATTTCGGGCGCCGTCCGGCCGCCAGGCTCCGGTATGGCCGTACCGCAGAATGGGCACGCCTTGCGGTAGCGTTCAAACGGCTTTGAGCAAGGGGCATTCAGGCAGTACCGTACCGGTATAACGTCCGACGGCGTGCCGCCCCCGCGCGAACCCTTGCGGTCAAGCGACCAATCGCGGTGGCACAGGTCGATCACGGGGCGCTGTAACCAAGGGTCAATACGCATGACGGCGTGGCGGAACACATTGCCAACGTGGTCAATAATCAGCGCTTCCTCTTTGCCGTCCATCGGGCGAAGCGCCCGCCCGCATTGCTGGGCGAACAGCGAGAAAGACTCGGTCTTGCGCGCCAGGCTGACGCACTCGATCGCCGGCAAGTCGAACCCTTCCCCGAACAGATCCACATTTACGAGCTGCATCACGTCGCGCCGTTCAAACCGGGCCAGAATATCGGTGCGTATGTCATCGGGTGTACCGGCGTGTACGCACTCGGCGGCTACCCCCTGCGCGCGGTACGCGGCGGCGATCTCATTGGCAGATTCCACGTCGACGGCGAAGGTCACGCCTAATTTGCCGGACGCGTGCTGCAGGTAGGACTTGACCACATCCCCCACGAACGTGCCGGACGCATGTACCGCCTCGCACAGCTTGGCGTGCACCAGCTCACCGGACGGCCCTACAGGAACATGCGAGTAATCGATGTCGGACGGAGCGGTAAATATACGGTAGTCGGTCAAATAGCCCATGTGAATAAGCTCGCGCAGACTAGGGGCTTCCACGAGCGCATGCGCCAGGCCGTCATTATCGTCGCCCAGCCCCTTACCGTCCGCGCGAGTCGGTGTCGCTGTGACCAACAAGCCGCGCGCTGCGGGATTTGTGAATAACGCAACGGCGCGGCCCCACTTATTCACCTTTAAAAAATGGTGTCCTTCGTCGCCGATCCAAAGCGTCACTTGCCCAAGCCACGGATCGGACGGCGCCATGTTGATCAACGTATCGACGCTGGCCGCCGCACATCGGGCGTTCGGATCTACAAAATGACGGCCCAGTTTGCGGATTTGCAGGCGCTGGCAGGCTTTGCGGGTTTTGTCGGGGCCGATGACACGATGTCGTACGCCGTTACGGGCGAGCGCAAGAGACATTTGTCCGACCAGCTCGCGGCGGTGCGCTATTGCGCAGCATGCGCCGTTGTGTGCGCGCAACACTTCGCTGAATACGACCGTTTTTCCCGACCCGGTCGGGGCGACGGCCATAACCACGGGTTCGCCCGCTCCCCAGTGCTGGCGAATCTCGGAGATTAATTGATGTTGGTAGGGGCGTAGATCGATCATGCTGCATCGATCCGCGCATTAGCTATCAGGGTGTATTCTTCCGAGAGTTCAAACCCGGCGTCCTCGATCGCGCACGTCATACGATGGTAAGTACGACTGCCGCCAAAGGCGAGCAAATGGCCGCCCGGTTTGAGTACGCGTAGCGCCTCGGACCACATGGCCACGTCGTTAGCAACGCCAGTCGAGTCCCACGATTTACCCATGAAGCCAAGCTCGTACGGCGGGTCGGTTACGATAGCGTCGATTGAATTGTCTGGAAATAATAAAAGCCCCTCGCGACAATCAATATTTAGAACCGGCATAAAAATCCTTAAAATAGTTATTGACGTTTTAGTTAATGTATCATATCTTACAGTCTCTTCACAGAGGAGAATTTTTAAAATGAACAAAATAACGAAAGCAGAGTACGCCGCGTTGCCTGTGGTCAATGGCTGGCGTCGGTGCCCGGGTGATACCGACTATTCGGGCATTGAAGAGTTCGGCAACGGGGCGCGGTTCGGCACCAATGCGGTGTTCGGCAACGGGGCGCAGTTCGGCGACGATGCGGTGTTCGGCAACAGGGCGCAGTTCGGCAACTGGGCGCGGTTCGGCAACGATGCGCAGTTCGGCAACGGGGCGCGGTTCGGCACCAATGCGGTGTTCGGCAACTGGGCGCGGTTCGGCAACAATGCGCAGTTCGGCACCAATGCGCAGTTCGGCAACAGGGCGCTGTTCGGCGACGATGCGCAGTTCGGCACCAATGCGGTGTTCGGCACCAATGCGCAGTTCGGCAACA